CATAACTCCTCCACCTGGGCTCGAACCAGGGACATAGTGATTAACAGTCACTCGCTCTACCGACTGAGCTATAGAGGAATGTATTCGCTATTCGGAAATAGCGAATGGAGAATAGCGGACTCGAACCGCTGACAGCCTGCTTGCAAAGCAGATACTCTACCAACTGAGTTAATTCCCCTGGCGGCCATTTTGTTAAAGAGGTATAGCCGAACCCCTGATTTGGAATAGAGTTTGGACCCCTATTTCCTACGACGCTACGGAAGATACCCGTAGTAGAAGTTGGCGTCTACTTAGTTAATCGCTAAGGACTACCAAAGCCACGAGTCGGACTTGAACCGACGACCTACGGTTTACAAAACCGTTGCTCTATCCAGCTGAGCTATAGTGGCGAATGCTAATGCAGGACTTACTAGGCAGCGTCAGCTGATGCCTACATTAGCAACGGGACTGAAGGGACTTGAACCCTCGACTTCCTGCGTGACAGGCAGGCGCTCTAACCGACTGAGCTACAACCCCCTGTTTGTTATCCCACAGAAGTGAGATAAACAATACCTACCAGGATTAACAACACTTTTATCGATAATAATTACTGGATTTACCGAGTGTCGTTCTGGTGAAAGAAAGATGATGCCGCAGTTGTTGTTTACTGATACAGTATAATCATAATCAACAAACTTTAGATCGCCATTCACAAATGCTTTGGGTTCATTCCAAAGCCATACTAGTGTAGTAAACACTGCAACATCATGATGGGGACGGTAATGATCCCCTTGTTTATAATAACTCAGCAATGCTGTTTCCCAATTAGTAGTTTCCATCATTCGTTTGATGTATGGAATCTTCCATTGGTTAACTGTATCTGGATTGAATACTACGTTATGTAGTGCATTCAATATTGGCGAATTAATTCCAGAATTAGCATAGTGCTTATAAAGATAAAGTCCAGAGTTTTTCTTTAAAAGCATACGAGAGTCATATGCAGATCCAGTTTCTTTTGGAGGAAGCAAATGCTCGTGTAAAGTATTTATCTCATTCCAAATAGGATCTAGATCAGAGAACACATCTTCAAGCAAAAGATGCGGGGTTGGTTCATCTACATAAGTTACTTTCATACTCTGGCAAACTTAAAAGCACCGTAATCAGAACCCCAAATCTTTTCATTAGTTTCATAACTAAGTCCCAGATCTTTTACTTCGTAAAAGTCTTTAGTAAGTAAGACTTGATTCTGTACGTATGTTTGATGATGTCCCCATTGAACCCAACATTCGCAAGTAGAAGTACCACCTTCCCATGCATCAGGACCAACGTTTTTTAGTATAATATCACACCCTTCGCGATATGTCAACATGTCTTTAGTAAGTTGGTCTAAGTTTTTTCCATCAACAAACTTAACTTTCATCTCATCTTCAATTTCGTAGTTCTTCAGAGTGACTTCACCCTCTGCTTCTTCTACTTCGATGACAAATTGACGATATGGACGTTCCAGAAGATAATTATACTTCTGTTCTCCATAGATACGATTCTCACCAATCTTCACATGCTTTACATGAATATGTGCGAACCTAGTAGGGTGTGCTTGTGCTTGGCGTTTATTAGAATAAGTGCCTACAAGTAGATCAAGAAACTGGCTCATCTGGTAAAACTTCTGGATTAATAAGGTCTAATTCAAACAGAACTGGGTGGCATTCTTCGGCAATCAAATAATCAGAATACCTAAAGATATCTTCGAGTGTATATTCTGGATTAAGTGCTGCTTCTGACAAGATCCACTTATCTTGTTTTTCGTGGTTTTCAAGAACGTCGAATGCAAATGGAATACTCTCAATATAATACATCAGAACGGGTTCATTGTCAATAAAAACATACTTTCTGCTGATTGTATACTTGAACTTAGTCATTTACATGTGTTTAATTTTCCTGACACTACTATTTAACAGGAAAATGCGAGTGGCGGGACTTGAACCCGCAAGAACGTTACGTTCGACAGATTTTAAGTCTGGTGTGTTTACCAATTTCACCACACTCGCAATTACCTAGGTAATATAGCACAGATTTCCCGACATGGAAACCCTATACTCGTCTGAAGTGTAAAAAGGATACACACTGTGGTCTAACTGTGCTGGAAACAATGCAAAGTTTCCTGGCTTAGGTTCGATCTGATGGAAAGTAATCTTTCCAAGAGTATCGGTATAATGGAATTGAAAAGATCCTCCTAGAGGCCAACTAGAATCTTTTGAGGATTCTGATTTTTTTTCTTCTGCAGAATCGTATGGGATTTCAACCCAGAATACAAAAGAAAACAATCCACCGTGACAATGAATAGGATTGAACTCTCCCTTTTTCTGAAAGTTGCACCACATACTATTTAGATTGACAAATTTATCCTTGTCATTGTATCTGTAGTTGTAAAGAAAATATGGGTATGCTTCACAATAATCTTTTACTGCTTTGAGAATATACGTCTTGATGTTTTGAGGACATGTATCTAGATCAATAGCATACTCTTCTTTGAGTTGACCTACAAGACTTTTGTTATGTTTAACACCAAGATTTTTTGCTTTGTAACAAGTGTTTTTGACTGCAGTAAAAACATCAATGGGTACATTCTCTTCAAAAATGTACCCGTAGTTCGTAAAATCTCTAATCATGTAGGACGAACAGGAGGTGTTACTAGGTTAGTAATGGACTGCTTCTTGATGAATGCTTTGAGCTCAGGCGTCTCTTCCCACTCCCAGATCTCCTCGTGACCTTTGCTATCAATACGCTTATGAGTTTTTTTCATTTGTCATTTCCTCGAATTTATCTAAAATAGTATCAAACGAACCAATCTGTTCGATCTCATTAATCATTCTAGCGATCTGAGTACAAACAATCGGTCGTTCTTGTCTAGCAGCGAATGCTAAAGCATTACGAAGAGAAGCAGAAGCTTCTTTTAAGCTCTCTTCTACAGAATTTGATAGAGCCATGACCCCTCTGAAACTTTAACAGTGTTATTCTACTGGGTTTCTAAGGTTTTGTCAATCGTCATCTCGAAATAAGTTGGCGATTGCTGTGAATACTGAATGAAATGCCACATACAGGAAGAATTTTCCGTCAGCATCTCTGCTTTTCTTGCGTCTAGTTGTTGTCATCAGAACAATCCTCTATCTTTCATGTATTGTAATGTTTCCTTCATGCTACCGATATGTTTACTACCGATAGACACTTGTGGATATGTTGCTTCAGATCCAAACTCTTGTCTAAATTGTCTATCACTAAAAGCAATACCCAACTCATACTTATGGAACTCACCGCCAAGTGATTGTAGGAGCATTGCAATACGCTCACATTCTTGACTGCCATCACTGTAAATCACTACTGTTTCAGTCACGTTGCCTCCAATCATCAGGTTTGTCTTGTTTGAACCAGTCAACGATCTCATCCGCACCAGAGAACCCTGTGCGGTGATTTGAGGGGTCTGGATCACCCAGACCCATCTTATTCATGAAATCGTCCATACTGCCCTCCTGGATGTCATTTGCAGCGCATCTGCGTGCTTTATTCAACCAGTCGCGTGCTGTTGTGTGTCTCTTGGCAAGTTTTTCAGCCCAGATCATGTCTTCAAGTTTTACTTCCTCCTTATTAGCAATCTTCTTACAGATAAACTCTAATCGTAGTCTGTATTGCGTAGAAAGCATCTTATTCTCCCAGTTTTGCCTCTAGATCATTTATTCGTGAAAACTCCCTATACGCTTTCTCAGAGCGTTCAGAGAGAATATCTGTAATATCTTTGATGATTACATCATTGTCAACATAATCGTCCAGATACTTATACAGTGCTTCTTTTAAGTATCTACATCGGTGCCATTCTGGCGAATAAGGTTTGTAGTCCATAATAAAAAATCAGATGTAATTATTTAGAAGCATAAAAAAAGCGCACCCCGAAAGGTGCGCTCAATCAAGTCAAGAGATCAGAAGGCGTACTTCAGACCTGCCTTGGTGCCATAACCGTTGTCAGCACCGTCGATGCCAGTGGCGAACGAAACTTCGCCATAGACAGAAAGACGCTCGGTAGCAGCAACGCTAGCGCCTGCCTTGCCAGAGAAGACGGTTTCCGAAGCAGCACCGTCAGGGGAGACGAGGCTAGGACCACCTTGGATGTAGTATCCAACGGCACCAGAAGAACCTTCGTAACCAACGTGGAGGTCAGTGGTAGTACCAGTGTAGTCGCTACCAGCGAAACCAGAGTTAGCTTCCACGTTCACATAGGGACCTGCAAAAGCAGCACCAGCGAACAGGGGGGCAGCAGCGGCAGCTGCGAGAACAGATTTAATCATTTGTGTTTCCTCGAAATTTACTTGCGGAATGGTTACCCGCAGATGGTGGATGGAGTTAGATCTCCATCGCATGAATACAATTTAGCAGAGTTGACCCCCAAAAGCAAGCCCCCTTGTGCCAGTTTTATATTCGGATAACCGATGAGTTAGTTAAGCAAAACTAATAGACCTTTGACACTCGTGTTGCCAGCAACCGTCTGAATCTCAGTGTTACCAAGCAAAGTCTGTACTTTGTATGAATTAAGTCTATCATTAACAAGTAAACCTGGACCACCAGCAACCACTACTTGTTTTACACCACCTACCCAATGTTGAACGTCTCCAAGAACTTTAGTATTGATACTTCCTGGATGAACGATATTAACCGTTCCTCTTGGATCAAGACCAACAGTAGTGTCTTCTGCAACACCAAAGTTCATCTTCTGTCCTGTAATTGTTTCCTTAGTGTTATCTGCTTGATGCTCGATTGTTCCAGCATTCAGAGTAATAGTTCCACCACCACCACTGCCTGCTTGAATAAAAACTTGTGATTTACCAACCAAGAATAATTCTTCATCTGCAGTAATGACAATCTTCTTCGCCTTGATATGCCTTTCAGCACCATATGCATGTTCTACAACATCACCATATGCAATCATGTTAAGTGCTTCTTTACCTTCCTCACCAGTATTGTACTCGATATGAGTCACACTCTCATGCTTTTGCTGTTGACCCCAAGTATGAATACACAGTTTTCCACTAGCAGCACCAAGTTCTTTATTTCTCTTACCAGTAACTAAAACTATTGCTCCAGTAGATTGAAATGTAAGAAATCCATCAGAAGGTCCATCAATTCTTAGAGCAGTAGTCTGCCCGTCAGGATATATTCTCTCGTAGATTTCAGATCTAGTAGAGTGACCCTTATACCACGTTCTAAACGTGATATTATCAGATAGCTGCTGAGATTCATCAGCAGTCTTAGGACTTGCTATCGACTTTGGATATTCTTTAGCGGCAGATAAATGTGGCATCAGGGACAATCAACGTAACGACCAGTTCCAATCTTGGTAGATCCAAGAGTGGTTAGTGTTTCAGTATCTAGGCAAACAAGAGAAGGAATTAGTTTAGCACCATATCCTCCACCACCAGCTAGAATAATCTCGGGGAATGATTCATATGTTTTAGATCTATCAAGGACTCTAGCGCCAATAACAAATCCATCTTCATTGATGATAGTCTCAGCAACGCCAAGTTCACCATTAATGTAAATATCTGGTTTTGATGTATATCCTCTACCAGGGCGAATCAATGAGAACGTATCAATGATACATCTTACTCCTTGATCTGATGCTAGATTTTTCTTATATCCATATCCAGATGCTTTAACACGAATTTCTGTTAGGAATCCATCTTGATCTAGCAATGCAGTAGCAGCTGCTCCAAGACCAGCGCCACCAATGAATACGTAGGGAGGTTCCGCCCAAGGATCACCTTTATTTTCAACAGGAATCTGAATAATTCCTCCGTTGTCATCAGTAATAATCTTTTGAGGATTAACAACTGGGAATTCAAATGGTAGATAGTTATTTTCAATAGTAGGACCAGTTCCTTCATCAAACTTATCTACATCTGCTGGACCAGAATCATCGTCATCAGTAGTGATTAGAACATCAGCAAATGCTCCAGTTCCATTAAGTGTAAATCTTAATGTCTCTTCATCTTCAACAACACCATCATCATTAATACCAACCGTTACTTTTCCTTGGTTGTTATCAATTACAACACTACCATTTAGTTTTGCTCCAATGATATCATCTTGAGTGATACCATTACCAAGCATCGTGTAGTATAATATCGTACCATTTTCTAGATTAGTTGTAGTAATGTTGAAGATTACAAAACCACCTTCTTCCACAAAAGATTTGTCTGCTGTGACATTATAAGTTGGAGATACATTGTCTCCATCTGACGCACCTTGCTGATCTACATCAGGGAAAGTGTTTTCAATGCCCTTAAATGGATCCACAGGAATTCCTGCATATGGATTATACTTACTTGTTAAATCTTTCTCAGTAATCGTACACTTGGCGATATTTGACTCAAAGTAAGATGGGACTCCACTAGTATCAGTAGGTGTTGATTTTTTTAGTTTTAAGTAGAAATATTCGTTTGATTCTTTTGCAGTAGAGAATAGAGTTTTGACGATAATATTCTTTGAAGTTTCATTGGGAGCAAATCCTAAAATACTATCTACTGCCAGATAATCAGAACCTACTTCTGCAGTTCCTTTTCCTTTGAGTGTTTTAAACTTTACAGAAGAAGAAATTTCTGTGTAACCAGTTCTTGTTACAGTAAAGATTGCATCTTCACCCTCTTCCACTGTGATATCTGAAATAGAATATGTAATCTTGTTCTTTTTCGCTAATTGAGTTTTATTTCCACTGGAGGTTGATGTTCCACTTGATGTATATCCACCATTTGGTTTTTGAACTCCACCAGTAAAACCAACAGTTGTAACAGCAAGTGCATTACCTCTATATGCATCTTCACAAATATACTGAGTATAATCTGCACCTGTTGATGGGGAGAGATTATCAATATCTTTTAGTAAATTATCAAGGAAGTCATCTTTTTTATCTTTTTCTTTCTTCTCTCCATCCGTACACACTGACTTATACTCAGCACATTCGTTATCTGGACCAGAACAAGAAATTCCAAGTAAATTCAATACATAATTGATTGCATCACCAAGAATGTTTAGAGGTGCTGCAATTGCTCCCAAAATCTCTTGCAAAGGACCCAAGATACTAGAAAGAAGTTCTTCCATCAAAGAGTTCATCTTTGACATAATGCCATTAACTAGAGCATCTACCTGACATGCTACAGCACTGTAGATATCTTGAAGATAACTCATCAAGACATTAGTCAACCATTCTTCTAGACGCTTACCAAGATCTGCCATGGAACAACCAAGTTCCTTGAGAAGATTATTGAAAAATTCTGTTACTGGAGTAAGTGAGTTACCTTCACCTTTTGGATTAAGTAATGCTTTGATTAGTGCTTTAACTGCTTCTGTTAGTTTTTCAATTACAAATCCTTTTACCTTGGCAACAAAATGCTCGATAACGAACATGAATTTGTTGACATATGTTCTAGCAGTGCCAATGGCATCATACAATCCACCTGTTGCTTGTCCTACTAGGTAAGTTCCAATCTTTCCATTATTGTTTTGAACTTCTGCCAGGAACTCACCTAGTAAGATAGTCGTCTTTGTCTTAATATCTTCCTTGTCGCACTTTTCAGCGACACTTTGGCACCACTTTTCTTGCTTATCTCCTTCTAATTTCCTAGTGCCAGGATCAACTCTTGTAGTTTTTTCTCCCTTTGAGTTTTCTGACTGTGTATTATCTGACAATCCACCAGTGCTTTTATTAGTGGTATCAGTATTACTAGTTGGTGTTGTTGTTTTTGTCTCGCCCTCTTTTGGAGTTCCACCCTGTGGATTTTCTGGTGCTGGTTGTCCGTCTGTCGCTGGATTAACATCAGAAGGAATATATGTAGTAAATGCAGGATTGGTAGGTCTTTCATTCCATACTACACTAGTTGCTCCTGGAGTCTGACCGATAGATCCCATAATAATTGGTTTCTGTCTATCAGCATCCATGAAGAATCCAACCACCCAGCACCCTTTCTCTAGTTGTGGATGTGCTCCGCCAGTGTTACCTGGCATAAATGGAACGTTCACAGGCATCATCACATTAGCCCATGGCAAATCTTCCGTAGGCAGGAGATCTGTGCTACCAGGGTGATCTCCTACGATACGAACTTTGAAACGATAACCTCCTTTATTCTTCTTTTCTTTAGAGGCTGTCTGTTCGATTTGTCCTACCCACCATTGGAAGTTATCTCCAATTCGTTGGGTTGGGATAATGTTAGATAATAACTGATCCATATCAATCAATCATCGTATACTAAGCACTCTGGGGCACTTGGATTGTTGTCGCAGTATAGTTCCAGAGATGAAGGATCGTGATGATCTTCTGGATGACGCTCTGCGTATGCTTCTAGTTCTTCTAGTTCACCTTCAATATGACGACGACGTTGAGGTGAGATATTAGGGTTCTCAAGTTCTTCCTTATCTGCTTCAATATGTTGTTCGATACTATCCATGTTTAGTTACCTCCGTATACATTATTTAGTTGCCACGATTGGACTCTATGTCTCCATAAGAGTCACGCATCAAGCGTAGTGTAGTAGTAAATTTGCCATTTGTCCCCTTAGTTGAATCATATGTGTGAGTTACCTCACCAATCAAATACATTCCACTACTTTCTTGATCGTATGGTTGAGTGTCAATATCCTTGTTTGGTCTCTTATTCACCAGTTTCAAGTCAATTCTATCACCAGCACAAATTTCAGAGTTTCCAGCGATTACCACTGTTGCCAACTGATTCTTGAGTAATTCATATCGCATTGCAGACTGTGCTGCAAAATGCTTGTGGAAGTCACAAAAAGGACTTGGACTGGATGCTCCATCTTTTTCTTCATATGATGCTGGACCTGCTTCATTATACCACGATTCATGATCTAAAACAGATGTGATAATTTTAGTAGGATAATCTGAAATCTTATTATCGCCTGCAGGAATGATGGATGGAGTATTTTGTGATCCCAAATGCTTCATAGACTTATAAGTCTCATCCAAACTATAATGATATTCATGATATTGTCCTGTGGAGTGATTGAAAAACACCATCAAAGAGGAATACTTTCCTTTTCTCATTGATGCTAAAACATCCACTTCTGATTTGAATGTTACCTGCAATATGTTTGCACGAACATCATTACCAGAGTCATCATTAGCAGGTCTCTCAATATAAGGTCCATGCTCTTCTGCTTGTAGATCCTCACTATCTCCAGATAACAAAGTATCTACAGAGAAAAAGTTATATCCTCTCTTGTTCTCGAAAAAGAAATATCCAGCAGTTCCAGTTACAGATTCCGAAGAATTCTTAGAATTAGCATTATTTGACCTTGGAGCAGATGCTGTCTTTGGAACACTCTTCATTGCTAACTTTGCAATGATATCGAATGGTCTAAGATTTGGCGAAATATACTTTACTTCAAATTTACATGGTTCAGAATATAATTTTTTCGAACTCCCCAATCCTTTTAGAAGTTCTGAAGTAATCTTATCTGGACCACCTTTCAAAGCTTTACTGACTCTACTATATTCATTGTTAAGTGCTTCAACAGAGATCAATCCAAGAGTGTATGCTTGTGTATTACTCTGAGCGATTCTATTGTAGATTTTCCAGACGATAAGTTGATACTCTTCTATTCCAAAAGTAGTTTCTAATTCAACAATAACAGTTTCACCACCCTGAATAGGCAGATCATTCAACAAACCAGCACTATCAACAACATTCATCGTTGCTACAACAAAAGGACTAGTTACACTTTCAATATACTGAAAAGTACCGACCATCTGCTTAATGTCATATCCCTCTCTAGCACCTGTACCTAGAGGTGCGATGATAACGCTCTTTAACGAAAAGTCTGTAGATTGGTTGAGTTCTGCCATTATGATGTTGCCAGTCTAAGTTGTTGGAATAGTGCTGTTCCTGTGCTATCCATACCATTAGCAGCAAATGCAGAGTTGGGGAATCCAACTTGAGGTCCACCACCACCTGCTTGCGTGTAATAGTTGTTGATAACAGTTGGAACACCAGCAGTCATAGGTGCCATCTGACCCATGGCAATTTGAGCGGATGTTGTCATCATTGGAACACCGTTATTTGCATTTGCTGGTGCAGCTGGAACTGGACCAGGAAGACTAGCAGTAGGACCAGCAGATTCAGCGAGAGCAGACATTCCAGAATTTTGGAACATTTTTGCTTTTTGTGCTGCTGTTAATGGTTGTTGTGGATTTGCTGGTGGGTTTGCACCAGGAACAGGAGCGATACCAGATCCAGTAAATCCACCCTCAGCAAGATCTTTTCTCAAAGCACTGCTTAATTTAGTTTCACCAGTAGAATCATCAGTTACTCCTTTAATACGTTGATTTGGATAAAAAGGAATATCAAATGCTTGATCTGAATAATGATATGAACCATCAGCATGTCTACCATCATTCATAGATCCAATTTTCCACCCTTTCTTCTTCAACCACTTAGCAGCAGCGTCTCTAGTTTCTTTACTATCAAATGCAATGTGATCGTGATAATTACCACCACCATGATCCGCACGATATCCAGAACTTGTTTTATCGCCAGTGAGATATTCTACAACTTTACCACCTTTCCCTGGTGCAGGTCGTCTTGCTGAACCACTCAATTCACCACTTTGTATTTGAGAATAGAATCGTTGTGCGTTTGCACCTCTTGACGCAATTCTTTCTCTATCTTTGGCATCTAGAGTGGTGGCATTTGGATTTCCTCTATAAACAGCTTGATATGCACCCTGCATGGTTGACATATTTTGATTATTAGCACCAACAGTTTTAAAGTAGGCAACAGATGCTTTTGCTGCAACTCCTGGATCGTTCATCAAATCAGGATTGTTAACTAAATCAACACCAATTATATCACCGATCTTTTTATAGTTGTTTTTTCCAGTTAGTTGGATAAATCCTCTGCCGCGATATTTGTATCCCTCATCTGCAGCATTACCCATGTCGTTACCATACATGGCGTCAAAGAATTTCTTATCATCTAACTTCAGCTGATCTAACTGTGCGTCGGTATATCCTGCCGCTCTTTGACCCATTACTGTTCTAATTCGAGCAGCAGAAGTATTCTTATAACTTCCTTCAGATTGCATTTTGAAACCACTCTCACCCTCAATTTGGGCGAGCATATTTGATGCTGCTCTATCATCATATCCAGCATCTTTAATAGCTGCCAAAATTGCTCTTTTATTTCCCTCTACACTACCATCAGTAAGATAATCAGCACCAAAATCAAGAGTAGCAGCATTAGCACCACCACCCAGTAAAGAATCTAATATTCCACCACCTAGTTTTGCGAGACCTTCTAATGGTTTAAGGAATGGAGCAAAAACGTTTTTGAGTATATCACCAAAAAACTTAAATCCATCTTGATTCTGGAAATAGAATTTAAGACCAGCAGCTTGTATTTTAGAAAATTTATCTTTTGCTTTTTCTTGTGCTTCGATAAGACCTTCACCAAACATAGCAAATGTTTTCTTTCCTTCTTTTCCTTCTAGTGGGAAAACACCTTCTTTTTTATGACCTTCACCCATCATACTAAGGGTGGGTTTGGTAATAATGCCACCCTTCGAAAAAGCACCTACTTTATTGGCACCTGTTGCCATATCAGCAGCACCACCTGCTAGCATGGATCCACCAATACCACCAATCAATCCACCAATAAGGGCACCAGGAATTGCACCAACACCACCAAACATGGCACCAATAGCAGCACCAGCAGCGGCACCGCCTTTAGCACCAGCAATACCACCAGCAACACTAGCAGCAGTACCTACACCTGCTTGCAGGTTGCTTTGACCTTCCGATTTTCTCCCACCGAACTCCATTCCAGCAAACAGGAGTGATAAAGCTCCGCCACCACCCTTAAGTCCTTTAGGCATACCAGGGAGTTTAAAACCACCCTTAGGAGCAGGAGGTTTTGTGCGTGGAATAGGAGAGGCACCACCTTTTGGTCTAGGAGGAGCCTGCAATCTAGGAGGTCTTCTGTTAGCGCCAGGACGACGAGCGCCTCCACCAGGACGACTAGAACGACGAGATCCGCCTCCACGACGTTTGCGTTTGCCATCGAACATGTCAAGGACATCCATACCAAGATCAAGAAAGTCGAAGAGACCATCATCTCCACCACCGCCGCCACCGCCGCCTTGACCTTTTTGTAATTTCTTAAATGTTTCCGCTTTCAAGAAACCAGAGAGGTCACTTCCTTTCTCTAATGATTTTTCTTCTTCTCTCGCTGCAGCACGAGACGCCATTGTCTCCTGTGCTGTTATCTGTTTCTGTACTAAACTACTATCATTCTTTGTTTGCTCTTTGGTTGCATCTACCAAAGAAATAATCATCTGAGTGTTTCTATTGACAGCAGCGACAATATCAGCACCACTATCGGGCACAATTGGTGGAGCGCCACCACTATCAGCATTTCTTGATACTTTTCCTTTCTGGAAAGCAGCAATTCTTTGTTCTTTGCTTAAATACTCACCAGTATTAGCATCAATACCCTGATTTACTGCTTTAGCAAAGAAAGTTTCTGCACTTAATGGTTTTGCTGCTGCACTACCAAAATCAGTAAAAGTGCCGCCTTTTCTAGGTCCACTAGCACTAGAACTTGGCGCAGCAGTACCAGGAAGTCTAGGACCACCAGGAGGTAATCTCTTTCCTGTCTTTACATCAATATCAGTAGGATTCTTTCCTACAATACCACCATCACGAGTTGCAAGTCCACCACTAGGTTTCAACAAACCTTTAGGTGCTGTTCCCCCAAGCATTCTTGTCGCTGCTGGTGGAAGTGCCTTCTGATCTCTACCTGTTAATTTTGCAGTATCTTTCTCAATTACACGAATAGGAACTTCTAAGATTTTGAATCTTTTTGCAACTTGTTTTAGAAGTTCTTTTCCCAGATTTCCAAGCTGCTTATAGAGTTCGTCCTGTAGAGGACTCCTCCTTGTTTTTACTGCTTGTGGTGTGAGAAAACCGTGTGCCATTACCGCCTTGCTGCTTGTTCTTGTGCTTGTTGTGCTGTTTTAACCTGTTCTAGGTATTGCATGAGGAGACTAGTATAAACCTGCCTCTCCCAAGGCATCATATTCTCAAGTTCACTCAAACTATATTTATGATGCTGCATCAAAGCAAAGTTGGTCTTATAGTACCCTTCCAAAGTAGTATGGAAGAGTGCTATCCGAAAAAATTGGCAAGTCCTTGAATGGTGAATGTATTTTCAACACCAGTATTTGGATTTGTCAATTTAACTTCATGTTTTAGAACAGGTGCATCAGTAAAGAACTCTTGGATTTTTTCAAATTGCTGATTTGTCAGTCCTTCCAGAAAATCGCAAAATTCTTTCTTAGAAGTTGTTGAACTGTCATATACTTCTTCACTATCAAAAATTTGATCGACGCAACCTGCCATAATAGTGGTAACTTCACTAGAATCGATTTCTTTGCCAATAATTGAGATTTTGACAAATTCTTCAAACGAAGGATATTTCATAATTACGCCAAGAGTGTCAGTTAGCATAATTTTGGGATTATGCCCTTCTGGCTTCGAAACCTTAACTTCTGTCAAATTGAGATTATAGCGAACTTGCGTTTCACCGTCATCTTCACATGTTAGCAGCATTTCGACAACTTCGCCAACTGATACAGCGCGAATATTGAGGAAAATATACTCTAAATCAAAATTTGCCAACTCTTCGAGTTTTACGCGAGATTGAATGCAATTCTTCAGCAATGTTCTCGTAGCATCCTCAATCTGTTTGTCATCTCCAGATTCTAATGCTAACAAAAGTAGTTTTTCTTCTCTTACGACAAATGGGCGATATTTGATAGTTTTGCCATTTGAAGGAATTTCCAACTCATAAGTTGGAAGCGATACCTGTGGTAATGCCATTATGTTTAGACCAGATCATATGTATATTTAGCGCGACTTTTTGACCCAAAAATTAGCGGAAAAAATTTTCCCAGTTTTATGGAATTGAAAAGTCAATTTTAGTCTCTATCTTTTACTATTTTCCCAAGAGATCTAATGTCATTCTTGACAACATAATGTCTCATGTAAGAAAACTGTACTGTTACCTGTGTGAGTTGACTAGATCCAAACTGTAGTGGCACAGCATCAATAGCATATGGATATGCTTGTTCTAAAATGTATGTCATAGGAATTCTCTCTGTTGGAGAATTGCCACCACTCTCAGCTTTCATGATTCCTAAAGTGCAAACATAATCATCTCGAAATCTCAATCTAATATTTCTACCTTCTGCGCGAGAGTTTTGATACGCTGCTGAGATCATACTCTCTTGAGATAAACCAACTTTATTATCTCCAGTCTCTGCAAAGATAGAATCAACCCAGTCCTGCATATACTTGAGTGCTGTCAAATTAGCATCACACAAGAAACCTAATTGTAGTTCAGTAAATACTCTAGTATGTGGGTAATTTACAGATCCACTACCAACATAGATCCCGTTCATCTGACCTTGAGCTGTATTAGTGTTAGGCAACTGCGCTTCATTGCAAAACATCTCAAAATACTCAGCCTCTCCTGGTAACCCAGCGACTGAATTTTCTTTAAAAGCCAAGACTGCAGGAGGATTGATAAATCTGACTATAAAGTTATTGGAAAATGACATGCCGCCATTTTCAGCAATAGTAGACAAAAACTTATCTATTGCCACGCTAAATACCTATGTTGGACCAACTATATTTATGGCATACTCTGGATTGTATAAACCCATCAATCCTGGCAAGTATCGCGGAAACCCAACTCGTGTTATCTATAGATCGTTATGGGAACGAAAGTTCATGGTGTTCTGTGATAACAACCCCTCAATAATAGAGTGGGGGAGCGAAGAGGTAATCATTCCCTATCGTGCTCCCGATGGT